TAGCTGTTTTTAATTGATATCCTGAAGTAGCTTGAAGACCAATACGTTCATACGCATCTTCAATAACTTCATCAATAGAAAAAGTCTTTTCAAATGTATTTGTGGTAGCAATAGCCATACACTACCTCCTAACCGTAAAATATTGTAACTTTATCAACGTTTGTTAAAGTAGCATATCCACTTGTTCTACATAACAAACCGTCGCCTGGAATTGGTATATATCTTGCTATTTCATTACCAGCAGCGCCGGCCCCTAAAGGTGTAGCAAACGTAGCAATAGCAGTTCCGCCCGTTCCCCCATCTTTAATTACAATACTACCCGCTGTCGTATCAGAAACATAGTATATTCCTAAGACTCTACAGGGTCCTGCAAAAATATCTCCTGAAGCGGCTAGATTTGTAGATTTTACATTACTTATATAAGTACCCATTTTTTCTCCTGTTAAGTGAGCTCCCGAAGGAGCTCACATTATTTTATTAGCTTAGATTATTATTTTGTTGGTACAAAATAGTAGCTCTAATTTCACCTGCTGAAGTAGCACCAGTACTCGTCCACGTCAATTTTAGGTCTGCAGTTCCTGTGTCAGCCCAAGCCAATGCACCACCGGCTTCTGTTGTTGGATATGCTCGTCCAACTCCTGAAGCGATTGTAACTGAATATGAGTTGAGTAAAGAAGCGTTACCACCAACTGTATCTCCAATACTGAAAACGCACGTAGCACCAGCCATTACGGTTGGTTTATCAAGTACGATATCAATAACTTGTGAGTTAGCTGGAATAACGACAGTTGTAGAGTTTGCCGCAGAAGCTCCACTCGCAAGTGAAGTACCTGTTGAAAACGTTTGTGCCATTACCACTTGTCCTGTATTTTTAATATTAGTACCAAGTGAAGTACCTGTAGTATATTTAATCGTTCCCGCTTTTATCGGTCCCGAAAATGTAGTTGTTGCCATGTTATAATCCTCCTAGATTATGTGAATACTGTCTCTAGGTCGTCGACTATACTCGTCAGTATTCGGTTAAAATTGTATAGTAAGTATGTTATACCCCAAATTTAAATTTGGCGCAAGTGATCCTGTAGTTTTTATATGATTTTTGATAGCGCTTAAGTGGCTATCGAAACTTGGGCCTTGGCCTCGTTTATTTTAATTTGAAGAGCTTGTTCTTCAAACTCACTGGCAATGATCTTTTTAACAATTTCCTGAATTTTCTTATCAATATAGGACATATTTATATTATATTTGCCCTCCTTCAGGTGCTCTTGTTGCCACTCTAGCTCCAAGGATTTCTTCGTAATGTATAGGTCTTGAGTCATTACTAACCTCCTCATAGGTTATCCATTTACCGGTTTTTACAGTAAATCCATTTTTTTCAAATAATACCTCATTTTTTCCTAGTTTGTCAAGGATAGCGTTTTCGATACCTTGAGGAGTATCTTCACACGTGACCATAAAGTCCGCAGAATAGCCACAATATTTTATTTGAATTCTTAATTTTTTCATGAGTTTGAAAGTATACATAAAAAATGAGGCGGTTTTAAGGCCGCCTCATTTCGTTAAATGTTAGATGTACTATGCACCCGGTGATGCAAAGATACCTCTAGGGTCAGATGCGCCAAAAGCGTATCTTTCTCTAGCTTTGTATCTAACGTTACCAGTATCAAAGTCGCCTTCCATTGATGTTTTCAATGGTGCTCTGTTGAAATACTTCATTCCGTTAGGAACGTCCGTAATGATATAAAACGCATCAGTGTCAGATAAGTAGTGATTAACTACGAATCCTTGAGGAAGCATCCCCATATTTTTGATTGCATTAATGTCATTATCAGCCGTACCAACTCTTCCTGGAGACTTCATCAGTCTTTCAGCAGTAAATTGTTGGTTAGAGTGAAGAACCATCTTCATTCCTCTAGCCGCAATTTTAAGACCACGTTCATCAGTGAATGCAGCAATGTCAATTAAAGACTGCTCCAAAGATGTTTCGTTAAGATCCGCTGCTGTTGATAATGTATTGCTAAACGTACCTGCAACAGTTGGGTGAGAAGCGTTTATTAAAGAAACTCCATCACCTGTTTTGAAGGTAGCTACGCCAGGTAGACCATTATTTAATGGAGCTACTGATTTAACTTGTTTAGCGTTAGCCATAGAACGTGCCAAAGCTTTTGTATAACGAGAAGAAAGTCTGTCATAGAGGTTGTCCTCCATAGCTTCTTCTGTGATAGCGAAAGCTAAAGCGATCGTTTCCATAGTGTAACGTGCTGTGAAAGTCTCTTGCGCTTCGTCGTACGCAACGCCTTGACCTTCACCTTTTACATCGGCGTTTGCAAAACCAGATAACATAACTTCCTCTTCGAAAGCTCTGTCAGAAGATTCTTCAGCATAAATTTCTTTATGCTCCTGGTCGTACCTTTTGTATTCCAGCCCAAATAGTGCATTTAGGCCAGGTTCTAGTTCTTTAACTAGCTGTGCTCGTGATATTGCCATGTCTATATGCTCCTATTATTGCCAAGTAACAGCATTTGTTAAGTACTGGTTAAGGTTTTGAGCAACGATAACGCTGCAGTAAGCTGCAGTTATATCATTATTAGACTCATCCTCAGCCGTTCTTACTAAACGCCATTGATTTGCTGTGTCACTTACCGTGCCGCCCGTTAATGTTGAACTTGATTGTCCATTTATTTCACTACCTGCTGCAGTCACAGTCACACCGTATGTTTTACCATACCCTGTTTGTGCGATTGCCGCATCTGTAGAGACAACAAAAAGTTGTAATGGATTATCAACAACGAACGCCGTAAGATCTTCACTGTTGGCTGGAGTAATCGGTTGGTTATACCAATTTGCCCACGTCGGTTTCAGTGTAGTAGAGGCATTATAAAAAATACCATTAAATACACCTAGACTTTTGTCGGTAATTGCAGCTTGCGCAGTTTTGACATATCCAACTTTGTGTTGAACAACACTTCCTTGGAATAAGTCAACACCATACGCTGCTACCATTTTGTATTTGCCTTGACCACCAGTAGCTGGTGTTGAACCAACTGTACCTTGTGGAATCAAACCAAAACCTGCTGTGTTAGCATTTGCCATAGTATTACTCCGTATGTTTACAGTTTAACCTGTAAACGGTTAATAAAAATCGTTGGTTCTAAAATTGTTAAAAAATTAACTTTTCTTAGTACCACCGAAGGTTACGCTAGTCTGTCGATCAACATTGATCGGCATACTTGGATGCTGTTCCTTCATGAGATCGTTCTTCACTGCTTCGTCCCGAGCTTCCGTTTGTTTCTTATAATACTCAGTACGTTGCTTCGCGAGCTCTTCTGATATCCTAGCCAGCAATAGGCCACCTACCCCTATAATCCCAGCGTATTTTCCGTCTTTAACAACGGGATAATCTTCGCCTTCATATTCGTCGGCTCTTACTAATTCCCATCCGGATCTTAATTTACCCGTGACGTTCTTAGTATCGTCGAAACCAACGCTTTCAGCTCTGATCCATCTATGCCTGAATCCTTCAGGCGGCTTGGGAGCATCTAGAGATGATGGAGGAGTCCATACTTTGGGTCTTTCAGTTTTAGACCTAGTTTGACTCGCACGTGAAGGTGTTTTTGTTTCTTTTGTCATATGCTTATGCCTCCTTCGTGAGTTTTAATTGTTTTGCATATTCTTCGAGTGGCACACCTAATTTTTTAGCAATTGCTACCTGTGAAGATGTGAGTCTCACAGTTTGGCGTCCTGGTTTAACGCTTCTTGTCGCAGAAGCAACCGTCTGAACGGGTTCGGACGTTTTTCTATTTCCACTTCTATCAAATTTATGGGGAAAGTCAACTCTTATTCTTTTATCGATTTCCACATAGTATTCATTTGATTTAGGGTCAAAACCTTCTTTTTCCACTAAATCTTTATGAATTTCAAAAGCTGTAAAAGTCATGGCTCGGTCTTGACCAAACCATCTATTTTTTCCAGCCCAATCTTCAGCTCTAGGGTCTGGATCTGGCAAACGTTGAGGAGTTTGCTGAGGAAGATAACCTCCATGCGAAAGTCTAGGTTCCGCTACAGAGTCTTCTTCTTTTCCAGCTTTAGCTGCCGCTAATTTAGCATTATCAAAAGATAATGAAGCTATTCTTTTATTAGCCTCTACTTGACCTTTCGCATCGCCAGCTTCAATAGCCCCAGCTAATTCTTTTTCAGCTGAATCCAATCCACTTTTAACACTACCTTCAAGTTTAGAAATGTAATCTTTGTCCACTTTTTTGAACTTAGATTCCATTGCTTGTCTATTCGTTTCTACAGCACGAGCATAATCGACAGCTGCCGCTTCTCTACGTTCAGCTTCTCGCATTCTACGTGTTAATTTAGAAATACGTCCTTGTACTCCTTTGCTGTATTCTTCTAGCTTTTGGTCTTCTTCCGGTTGGCTAGTTTGAACATCAGACTGCTGATCAGATTCCGCAGGTGCGTCATCGGGCTTAGCAGTGTCTTCAGTAATTGTTGGTTCTGTTTCCTTGTCATTTTTAACCTCCACTTCTGACTCGTTTTTTTCTTCGGGTAATTCTACATTAGCCCCAGGACCCGACGTATCCAATTCGATCATCGCTCCTTTTTTTTCTACTTTTTCTTCTGTTGGTTCAGGCATAGTTTCCTCCTATGTTAATATTTATGCAAGATGCTTTTAGGATCTTGTATTGTTGCTAAGACTTCGTCTTCATTGAGGAGTCTTACTTCCCCACCTTCTATCTCAATCCTTGAACCCGCATAACGGGCAAAGACTACCCAGTCACCGATTTTGCACCAAGGACCACTAGAATAACGTTTTTTATCTTGATAACACTCCGAGCCCATAGCAAGTACATTTCCACATTGGGATGCCACTTGTTGACGCTCTACTGTTTCTTGACCTAAGTATATACCTTTATCTGTCTTCTCTTTCATTTTGAAAGGTAAAACTAAAATTCTCCATCCTGTAGGTTGGGGTAATTGAGTTGATT